CGCGGGAACCCAGCCGCCGGTAACGATGCGCGGGTGGACGCTGGATCGGCAATGTCGGGGCTCTGACGGGGCCCGGGTGGGCCGAGGAAGGTTGACCAGGAGGTGTGCTGTTTTTGATTCTGGAGAAGGCTGAAAATTGGTGGAAGATGCTGGAAATCAGTCAGTTAGGGGTGGTCGGAAAATCAAAAACATCGACCACTTTGTTTTTGATTCTCCGACCACTTGTGTATGTATGAGGAACGCTGATGGCGAAAGGCGATAGGATGGTCAGTCCGGCGATGCGTGCGGATGGCATATGCGGAGGCGGTGGCATGGATGATGCTTATGAGCATGTCGGAGGGGTGCGCAGTGTAAAAAATGCCGACAATCAGGCGGCCGCGGATGAGCTGGTCAGTGCGCGCGGGGTGACGATGGGGCATGCCGGGTTCCGGATCAGAGGCTGATGGGGGCCTGGTGGGCTTGAGCCTGGCGGGGCGGTGCCGGTGCGGCGGCGGCACCGTGGCGGCGCATGGGTCGCGCGTGGGGGGCGGCACAAGCTGCCGGATCATGATGCGACCAGCTCACGTTGCACCCCGGGGGCAGGTGCTGCTGTCCACTTCGGCATTTCATCGTACGTCCGACCGTTGAGATTGCGCCCTGTCAGGTCTTTCCGGACGCCGCCCCATTGTTTGAAGAAAAAGGGCACGTTGGCCCTCCGACATTGTCGGAGAATTGAGCGAACCCAATCGGCTTGCATCGGACGCGCCCCCGGCCCGGATTCCCCGCCAACGATCACCCAGTGGATGCCGTCGAGCGGAAGATCGTCCAACGGGCCGATCAGCGGTTCGCAGGACAAAAACCGCACGGCGGCCGGCACGCATTGCAAATCGTGAATCCGATGCAAAACGCGCGCATCCTCCACGCTGACGCCCATCCAGACATTTGGCGGCCAGGATAGAAGTCCGCTCACCTGGCGCAAACGGGCGCTGCGCTTGGTCAGCACTTGAAACGTGTGCTGCGGACAGGCCCGCATCGTGGCGAACACGCGCTGGATGAACCCCAACGGAACGCGCTCATGGAACAAGTCGCTCATCGAATTGACGAAGATGAGCCGCGGCTCGCGCCAGCGTTTCGGCAGGTCAATCAAATCCGGGTGCAAGGTGACCTCAAACCCGTTGCGATACCGGGGATTGCCCATCGCCTGCAACCGCGCCGCCAGCCGCTCCGCGTAACAGTTCTTGCACCCGGCACTGACCTTCGAGCAGCCCGTCACCGGGTTCCAGGTCGCCTGCGTCCATTCGATTTTGGAATGATCCGCCATTTTCCACTTTTGGCACCGGTATGGGTTAGATGAGGCCCAGGGCGGTGCGGATGGCGCGTTCGATGTGGGGTCCGACCATGAGCTCGGCGATGCGGGTCAGGTGCCAGGTGCCTGCGGACTCTTCGATGGGGAGGAACGGTCTTGCTGGCAATGTGGCGCCGGGGTGAGTGTAGGCGCGGCGTTGCACGGTTTTGCCTGTGCGTGTGATGTACGATGTCGCTGGCACTGTATGGGGTGGGATGGTGGCGCCGGTCTGGTGGTAGATGGCGTAGGGTGCATCCGTGGTGACGGCTGCCCAGCCGGCGCCTGTTTGGACGCGGTAGGAGTGGGCCATGCGCCCGGTGCGGATGAGGAGCGAGGGGCGGCCATCGCGGAGTGGCGGCCAGGGTTTGGGCCGGAAATGTGCGCCCAGGGAAGGGTTATGCGTCGCCTGGGCCATACCCATGATGGCCGTGGCGGCGGATGAGGCGATGCGGGACTCAAGGCCGGCCCTTACTGCGGCCTTGAGCAGACCCGTGTCTGAGATGATCTGGTAGATCTTCAGTTGCATCGATGATCCTCTCCCAATCGTCGACGGCCAGGTCGCCGAGCAGCTCGTGGATCCTGCGATTGATCCAGGCCGGATCGGGAGGGGTTGGGCTGTCGGCCATGGCCAGGAGTTCGAGCCAAAGCGGGAGGAGCTGTGGCCGGCCGATGTGCGCCGGATGGGCAAGCAGATCGATGTCCCATGAGCGCTCATGGGCCAGAACGAATACTTTGTGCTCGATATCCTCCCAATCGCTGGTGTTCATGGTAATCCAACGCGGCTGCGCCACCAGGCGGTGATTGTGGGGAAGAGCTGCGCGAACAGGGTGTCGCCCGTGACGTAGGCGGTTGTGGCGTGTGCTATGGCCTCGTGTGGTGCGGATGTCCGCTGGGAGCGCCAGTATGCGGGCTTATGCCCGGCGCCCTGACGTCCGCCGGTGAGGGCGGCCATCATATCCGTGTACATCATGACGCGCTTTTGTTGGGGCATGGTCAGCTCTGTCCATGGGGAGCCATACAGTGCCCGGGCAATGCCATTGACCCACTGCTTTTGTTTGAACCATGAGCGCCAACCGCGTGCATGGTTGTCGAGCCAGGCCTGGAAGTGTGGGAGGTCGGCTTTCATGGCTTCTGTGATTTCGTCGAATGCGGAGGCATGGCTCCTGGCCCATTGGAACAACCATGTATGGCCGAGTTCATGGGCGATTGTTTCCCGTATACCATACCAGCTGGTGCTTGAGCGTGCAATGTGGATTTCGTTGGAGCTTGTGGCGTATGCCTGTCCGCGGGTGAGCATGATGCGGGGGGCCACATCGAGTGTGGAAGCGATTTCGCGGTAATGTGAGGCGCGGTCGGGATCGAGGCCCGCCCGGATGGCTTCAGCGACCATGGCTTCCTGCCGGGCCGGGGCGCGGGCCGTCCGCCATGGGAGCTGCGGGGCCATGAGGAGATCTTCCAGCGTACGGTCTCCCATGCGGATCGAGCTCAGGTAGGACTGGAGTGTGGCTCTGGCCTCCGGGGCCATGCGATTGTAGACATCGCGGAGGCCGAGGCGGAGATCGGTCGGGTCCCATGCGAATTCCTCGATGGGTCTGCCCGGTGGGCGTGCGATGTTGTAGGACCGGCCGCCTCGTTCCAGCTGGCCGGACCGGAGACGCTGCAGGCGCGGGCCATCGAGGATGAGCTGGTCCTCTGGTGGCTTGTCCTTGTCCCTCTGCCGGATGAGATCGGCTTCGGTGTCGGTGACGGGCCGGACACGGCAACGGCATCCCCATTCCCATGGAGGGTAATGGTCGCGCCAGAACGGGTCGGTTTTGGGCAAAATGAGACCGTTGAGGGCGCGGTGGGTGTCCCTGACGCGGTCATCTTCGGTGGCCAGGTACTGGAGGTAGAGAGTGCCCGGGTCCTGCTGGACGGCGCGCCATGTGGCGGCTTGATAGGCCTGGAACAGATGGGTGCGGAGGAGGAGCTCGGCGCGGCGGCGTGCTGCCTGGGGGTCCATCCAGTCAGTGAGCCAAGCAGCAATGTCTGCGCGGGCATCTTCCCAGGAGGCATGCTCGGCTGGTATGGATGCGATTCTGTCCCTAATGCGCGTCAGGAGATCTACGGAAGCCACCCCGGAGATCGTGAAGGCGCGGATGCGGAGCTCGGGGGCCAGTTGGTCGAAGATTTGGCGCAATAGGGCCGGTTTGCCGCGGATGATGTCCGCGGCTTCGGCATGGGGTGTGGGCTGGGGATCGAGCTGGAGCTGCGGCATCAGTCCGCTGATTGGTCTTTGGCCGATTTGGAATGCGCGAAGAGGTCAAGGCCGAGAGCTGCGGCCTGCTGCATGGCTGCTTCGAGCGCGACGCCGAGGTCCATCGGGTCCCAATCGTTGAATGCCTCCTGGAGGCGTTGCAGGGCTTCGTCCGGCCCGGCTGCGTCCTGGATGATGGACAGGAATCGCCTGGCGAGGGTGGCCTGCCTGGCAGCGACCGCCGGGGCCATGCGTGCGGCAATGGCGTCGAGCATGGTATTGGCCGGGTCCCTGGCATCGGCGGCCTGGATGGGGCTGGCATGGCCGCCCTTTGCATGGCTGGCCAGCAATGGGTTCGGCGCATTGGACGGTCCCAGCACATCATCATCGGGGCCGGGCGCCGGGATACCGTGACGGTCGTAGAGCCATTGTCGGGGCAGCGGCAGGCCGGCCCGGAGCAGGATTTCGTCGCGGCGGGCCATGGACTCGGCATCTTTGGGTTCCTGAACCTCCGGCAGAAACCAGGGGCAATTGGATTCGTCGCCCCAGTTGAGCCGGCAGAAGGCGCGGGCCAATTGGCTGAGGGTGTTCGCGAGCCACTGGCAGAGGGCCTGTTCGCGGTCAGTGAGCACTGCTCCATGGACCCTGGCAGCAGCGTAGGAGCCGCCGTCGGCCACATCCGAGGTCAATGTCTGGCCGAGGACGAGGATGTCGCACAGTTTGTCGGCAGCCTCTACAAGGGCTGCCTGTGGATTGGCGGCATTGCTCTTGATGGATTCGATGATTTGCAGCTCGGTGCCTGCAGGCAGCGCGGCCCAACCGGCGCTGCCCATTTCGGTGAGCATCGCGGCGATGGCGTTGCGGACCTCGGGGCCAGCCGCCGGGTCGTATTTGGCGACGCGGAATGGGATGCCGAAGATCTGGGCATAATTGAGCCACCATTCCCAGGCGAAATTGGCGGCCGCCCAGAACCAGGCCAGTGGGGTCAGTAATGCGGAGCCAGCGGGATGACCCGACTTATGGCGGCAAATGCCGATGATCCATTTATCCGGCGGGAATTCTATGAGCGATTCGCGGCCCGAGTCGGTCATGCGGAGCCAAAGGCGGCCCTGGTGCCATGCGTAACAGTGGGGCGGGGCCTGGACTGCCGCACGCGGGCAGATGTAAGTACGACCGTCCGAGAGGCGCCGGGGTTCCCAGTCCAATTCGATGACGGAGATGGCCTTGCCCCAGGCATCGGCGAGGTCGAAGAGCAGGCCGTGCCAATCGAGCTCGGCCCTGTCAGGGGCCGGACGCATGGACCAGATGGCATCCTCGAGAGCTGCTGCCCGGCGCTGGGCCTCCGGGGATGGCGTGCCGCCGCGCGGGGACCAGGGTTGGACCTGCCAATTGACCGAGACGGCCTTGTCCTTGAGCTGCTTGAGGTTCTTGGCCAAGCGCGGCCAGGTCCGCTCCATGAGGTCGAACAGCTCCCATTGCGCGACGAGGTCGCCGGCCAGCGCGTTGCGCGTGATGGCCTCGACCCTGTCCGGTGTATACCACCGGACGCTCGGGGCGAGCCAATTATGCTGCATCTCCGGTCGGATGAACATGCCGACCGGTGCCGCGGTGCGGGCGGCCTGGAGCCGCGGCCGGCGCGTCCAGTCTTTGATCCAACGTGTCAGCTTCGCCATACGGGTCTCCATCTCCTGTGGCGCCCTCCGATGGTGATGGTGGCCGGATCCATGCATCCGCGTGCGGCGGCGATGATCTCGGCTGCATGCCAGGCCAGGGCCAGGGCGGCGCAGCGGTCGGAATGGCCATCCTGGCTGTGAGGGGCGCGATAGGTAAAGCCGGACGGGGTGGCAATGCGGTAGACGGCGTGCAGGTCTTCGCGGATTTCCCGACTTATGGGGATGCGGATGTCCTTGCGTTCTGCGGCGAGGCGGAGGTGGGAATAGATCTCGACCACCGACTGCCTGGCGAAGGTGACGTGCTTGATGCGGCCAAACCTGTGCGCGCCCGGATCAAAGAGACCGAACCGCTCGGCCAGATAGTCGCCAAGACCGACTCCGGGCCCCGTGTAATCAAGGGCAACCAATCTGCATTTGGCGACCCTTGGGGCCAGGGCCTCCACCTGCGCTGGTGTGGGAATGCGATCGAGGACCAGTACCTCGCGCGTCCACCAGACATCGCCGATGCGCTCGAGTGTCCATGCGACCGTGCGGTCGCGCTTGCGGCCGAAGTCGATGCCCATGACGCGGCGTGCATCGGCATCGGCCGGCCATTGGTCTGGCGGCTGATCAGAGGCTTCCGGGCTTTCGATGGATGCGATCAGCTCGTAGGGAAGCAACACGGCACTAGCGTCCAGGAATTCGCATTCGTATTCCTGGGCCCAGGCTTCCGGGTCGTCGAGCCCGGTGCGGAGTTCTTCCACATCACAGGGCAATCCCGCGGCGACGGCATCATGGATGGTGATCTTGTGTCTGGACCAGCCGCGGCCTTTGTGCCAGATGTCGGCGAACCGATTCCCGAGTCCATTGGGCGTGCTGACGACCGCGATGCGCAGTTCACCACGGAGCGGGCTGCTGATGGATGGGTAGATGGCCCTCCAGATATCATCCGGCCGCTCGTGGAAGGCGAATTCGTCCAGGCAGAGGTTCGCGGTATAACCGCGGACGGTCTCGGGCCTGGCCGGCAGGGCCACGATGCGGCTACCGGTGGGCCATGTAATTTCTGCGGACTTGAGGATGGCCTGAGCGGCATCGCGGATTTCGACGTAATCTTCGATGGCGATTTTCCACGCCTCGGCCCATTCACGGGCTTTGCGCATCCACTCCAATGCCTGCCGTTCGCCGGCCGACAGACAGACCCAGGTGGTGCGTCGCGTGAGGCAGTCCTGGACGGCCTCGGCCGCGGTGGCGAAGCTTTTGCCGGTCTGCCGCGCCCAGAGGCCGATCTTGCGGCGGCTGCGGTCGGCCACCCATGCCTTCTGATAGGGCAGCAGAATGTCCAGTGGCGAGGTCATGGGTCAGCCGGTGAGGCCGAAGATGTCGCGAATACGGCTGAGTTTCTCGCCATCGGAGAGAGCACTGGTGGCGATGCGTTCAGCCTGGTCGGCCTGTTCGGCGCGACGGCGCATCCATGCGAGGCGATCGCGGCCCAGGCGCAGCTGCTCACGTTGCAGGGCCAGGCGTTGAGTCATGGCCCATGCGCGGACATCCTGTTGAGCCAGGGCAAGGGCTGCGAAGAAGGCCTGGCCGGCCTGCTCGAGCTGTTCGGCGGTCCAACCCGTGCCCTGGGAGCGCAGATGCTCGAGCAGGGTCTCGACGACAGTCTCGTTCCGGCGGAGCTGTTGCTGCAGGGCGTACCAGGCGAGGAAATTGGACACCGCTGTGCGGCTGGTGCGCAGGCCGGCGGCACGCAACCAGCGGACGGTATCATCCAGGCTGTGTGTGCGGGCATACTCCCAGATTTCGGCCTGGCGGGCTTCGTCCAGGGTTTTGAGGCGGCTGTCAGGTCTGGCTTTCCTCGATGCCATGGGCGGCGAGCAGGTCGCGGCCGGCGGCTGTGATACGCCAGGACCGCAGCTCTGGCGAGATGGTCTTGTTGATGCAGGTGGCGAGGCCCTTGTCCTCCAGATATTGCAGCTCGGCCTCGACATCGGCGCGTGTGACATGTGGCAGGCCCTCAAGCCGCACATGGGCGTGAAGGACCGATGTGGGCAGACCATAGGCCCACGGGCGGCGGGCCAGGAACCGCAGGAGGGACCAGCGCATTTGTTCGCGATCTTCCGGTGTCATTTGATCACTCCCGTGTTGCGCAAGAGGGCGATGACCTTGGCCGGGATCTCGCCCATCTCGGCCTCGACGCGGTGCAGGCGGGTCTCGATGGAACGCATGTCCTGGCGGAGCTGGGCGAGATCGTCGCGTGTGCGAGCGGCCAGGTCCTCGACCTGGTCGCGTGTGGCGTTAACGTCCTCGAGCCGCACATCACGGCGCTGTGGGCGGAGGGATTGGACGATCCTGATGACGCCGCCCGCCGCGACGATCATGGACATCAGGATGAGCAGGACATCACGAAGGATTGCTGGATTGACGTGTTCCATGGGACCTGATGAGGCCGCGCAACTCCCCATGCCTGTGAGCCCACCAGTAGATGGCCAGGGCACACAATGCAGCAATGGCAAGGATCCTCTCATGCCCTGGCACGATGGCCGGTGCCAGGGCCATGCCGATGCCGGCGATCCAGAGCCCGGCGATGGTCGTGCCCGACCCGATGAAGGCGCGCAGGCCGGGCATGCCGGCAGCGGCCAGGGCGAGTATCACCAGGCCAAGACCGAGCCATTGCACCGGTCTCAGCGCAGCGGCGCGGGCATGGATGGCGGCTGAGGTATCCTGGTAAGCGGGGCCGATGGTCTGGGTGACCTGTTCCACACTCACCCAGAGGTTACTGGACGGTGGATACGGGGTAGAAGTGGTCTGTGCCACAGGTACGCGGCTAGCGGATAGTATGATCTTGCCCGTAGAGGGAGGGACGGAAGAGGCGATGGTCTGGCCGATATGGGTTGGGGCGGCCGGACTGGCGCCGACCGCCCCGGAGCCGCCGGTCTGGGCGGCGGCCAGGTCGCGAACCTCTGCGGGTGCAGCAGTCGGTGGGAACACGGTGACCGATAGCTGGGTGCGGATGATGATCTGCTGCGACGGCGCCGAAGGGTTCTGCGGAGCCACCAGCTCGGCACCCATGGCCGAGGCCCGGCCGCCCTGGCGCATCGGCGCGCGGCTGGCACACCCGCAGCACAGTAGCGCGATGGAGAGGATCATCCACACGGCAGCAGTATGGTGCATGATGGTCTGTAGGATGCACTGCGCGGCGCAAGCACTGTCAGCACCTGCGGCGTGTGAGGAAGCCGCGGAGGCTCTCGGCAGTGATCCGGCGGCCCGATTGAGCCGACGCATGACCTTCAGATGAATGGTAGAGCTGCAACTCGCCGTCGGCCAACAGGCCGGTAACATGCTGCGTGGAGCATGAGAGGAGCCTGGCAACGTCACCGCCCCACCACCAGCGGCGCATGGTGGCCCCCAGGACGGCATCGAGTACGGCATCGGCGGGGCCGCGGGCGGCCCACAATCGGCCCATGTCGGCGCGAAGAACATCGCCATGCATGGCGCAGAGGACGTCCGGCAGCCAAAAGCGGAAGGCGCGGCGGCGTTCCTTGCTGCGGCTGATGTCCCACATCCATTGGATGCGCCCCTCCTCGACCGCGGCCATCAGCTGCGCATACGACCAGCCCAGCAGGGCGGTGACGACGTCGGGCTTGACGAGGCCCGGGCGCCGCATGATGTGCTCGAAGATATCTGCAGGGGCGCGCATTGTTCAGCCGATGATGGCATGGGCCCGCCTGCGGACGGCGGCGTAACGACGTGCCATGGCGCGGGCCCGGCTGAGGAGGTCATTGAGGAAATGGCGGATTTCCTCCGGGGTGGCGTGCTCGATGTGTTGGAATCCGCGAGCGCTACTGATGATGAGGTCGCTGGAGCTGATGACATCGCGCAATGTGCGATCCGTAAGGCATCCGCCGCTGGCGGCACAAATGACCTGGCTGGTATGCCAGCCCGGCCGGGCATGCAACCATGCCTCGACCCATGCACGCCAGTGGGCGCGGCCGGATTCGGGCAGGATCAGGAGTTCAGTTTGCATGGCATCAGAGTTCTTCGCGGAGTTTGCGCAGCTGTTCTGCCAGGCGCTGGCGGGTTTCCGGGTCGGGTGCCGGTTCGGGTTGCCGGCGGGGCCGGGCCGGCCGGGATTCCGTTGCGGTCTGGCGGGCGCGCTTGGCCCGCAGGAGCATGATGTCCTCCTCCGCATAGTCCGCCTGGCCGACCAGCCGCCGGAATGTGAGCGCGGTGGCCGGAAGCTCGCCCGCACGGATCCGGCTTTTGCGCCACGCAACAAGGGCGCGGAGGTCATCCGGTCCCAGCCCGCGCCGGTGCCATTCATACCAGGCCCATTCCCGGGCTGCATCGAGCGTGACCTCGTAGCCGGTCAGCGACCGGTACAGATCATGCATCATCCCGACCCATGCTCGCAGGTCCTGCATACTCGGTCATTTTGCTGACATGTTCGACCACGTGTGCGAGATCGTCTGATGCTGAGCTGAGCAGCTGATCGATGCAGCGCAGATAATCGTCATGGAGCGGGATGGCGCGGTCCATGCCGGGTGGGCTCGATGGGCAGTGTGCGAGGACCCGGCGGGCCTGGGCGATGATGGACCAGGCGTGCATGGCCTTGTGCAGGGTGCGGCCGAGATGGAGCCTTGCGCTGCGGTTCATGGTGCCCTGCCGTAAGCTGCTGCGGCGACCCTGCGTTTGATGATGGCGTGCAGGGTGGCGATATCGCCGTCGTCCAGACGGTCCAGGTCCGTGTGGCCGAAGAAATCCGCCATGACTCTGCGGAGGTAGGCCGGACGCACGCAATGGGTGAGCCACCACCGACGCCTGCGAGTGGTGTGATTGGCCGCGTCGTGGCCCAGAGTCATGATGGCGCCGAGATCGGTGGGATTGGCCAGCAGGCGGAACGCGGCCAATACCAGGTCCAGTTCTCTGTTTTGCAGATCCCGACTGCTGCAATCGCGTCCGAGCACGATCTGGTGGATGGCATGACGCACATGATCGGGACGCAGCGGCTCCTGGCCGGCACGTTCCCGTGCCAGCACCATGGCGTCATGGATGAGGTTCTGGACCGGGTCGGCGCATTCGGGGGGCGGTTGCTGGTTCCGGAGGCCGCCCACGGTGTCCCAGCCTTGCGCGCGCGCGGCCTGGGCCCAAGCCCGCCAGTAGAGGTGACGCTGAGCCGGTGTCATAGAGCCTCCCTGGTTGGATCGGCATGCGGGGTGGCGTAGAACTCATCTCTCTGGTAGATGCGGAGCCCCAGCTCGCGGAGCGGCAATTGCTCTGCATCGGCCAGGATTTTTCGTTTATCCGGCTCTTTTTCGATCCGGATGTATTCGGTGAGGCCCCTGCGTTCGAGCCTGTCCAGGACGGATTCCCAGGTGCATCCGCCGAGCAGGCGCAAGGACGGGTTGCCCAGACGCCAGCCGATGCGCCCATGTTTCAGCTGGAGACTCCGGTTGCCGTCGAACATGGACGGATTGGCTTCCGCCCACGTGCGGAGCGCGTCCTCGCGCGCCGAGATGGCGCGTTCGAGGCGCTCAAGGCGCGCGCGGTAGGATTCGCGGATTTTGGCAATCGTGGCTTCCAGTTGGGCGATCAGCGCGGCCCGCATCTGGTGTAGGCGCGCCAGCTGGTACATGTAGAGATCAGCGCGGCTCATGGAATCGACCGGCCGCGGGTCATGAGTGGTCGTGCGTTGGGTCATGGCTCACCTCATTCAGCTGCGGCGATGCCAGAGGTATTCGCGGGCCCAGCGATGCTGGCGGGCGAGGCACCGGTCGGGCACGTTGCACTCCTCGAGTTGCTCGCGGATCTCGCTTTCGAGGCTGGCCGCGCGTGCGGCCAGGCGGGCGAGACGGTCTTTTTTGGAGTAGGGTTTGGATTTCTGATGCGGTTTCATGGCTACAGCTCCTGAATGGGCATGCAGATGAGGCGGCCGGTGTCCGGGTCGTAGCGGAGCACGCGCCGCCCGTCCAACCATGCATCGGATTCCTGACGGGTCTGCCAGTCGGACAGGAATCCCACCAGCTCACCGACAGCCCAGGCGCGCTCGGCGCCCCTGAGCTCGCAACGGATGATGTAGGTGCAGTCATTCTTGCGTTTCATGGTCATGGTCGTCCTCCGGCATTTCGGGCCAATGGAAAGCGTGAGAGAGGGCGCCGGCGAGCGTGAGCAGCGCAAGGGCGCAACAGCAGCAGGTCCATAGCCATTTCATGATCATTCCTCCTCTTCGCGCTCCCATTCGCGGAGCTGGCCGGGGTCGATGCCGGCCAGACGGCAGACCGCGGCGCAGAGATCGGCCTGGGCTTCACCGCTGCCGGATTCACCTGTGGCGGCGCAGCTCTCTACGGCATCGGCCAGCAGGCGAAGGTTGCCGTGACGGCGCAGGATACCGGCGAGGCGATGGGCCAGGCCATCGGCTGCGGCCGGCTGCAGGCCGGCCATGGCGACCAGATAGGCACTGATGTCTTTCTGGCTGACGCCGTGGCGCCAGGCGTCGATGATGGGACGCATGCAGCGGCCCAGGAATGCCTGGGCCTCAATCAGGGCATCGGTCGTGGCGGTCTGGGCCCGGCGGAAGCCCGTATCATAACCCAGGTAGACGAACCGGGCCGGGGTCTCGTCCACGAGGCACCGCAATAAATGCATGAGCGCTGGGCCCCCTTCATGGGCCTGGTCAATGAACACCGTGCGGGGCTCGCTGTTGAGTAGGGCAATGAGCCTCCGCTCTGCGGATGCTGCGTTGGGATGGTCTGCCGGGTCGCCAAGGGCTTCTGCGATGCCATTGGCGATGTGGAGTTCGCGGTTCCGCCATCCGGGGCGCATGCGGCAATAGACACGGCGGGCACGGTCCTGGGCGACGAGCCACCGCGCGGTCATGGTTTTGCCGGTGCCGTGAGGTGCCAGGACCATGAGGATGCGCCGATCGGTGCGAGTGCGCTCCAGCGAACTGACGGCGCTGGCTACGGCGCGGGCGAACGGCAGGTCGCGGCAGAATGCGGTATCCGGCAGGCCGCCGTCCAGGATGGCGCCGATGCGATGCATGCGCTCGTAGAGGCGCCGTGGATCCAGGCCGGTCCAATCGTCGGCCAGCAGACGAGCGCGCCAGGTGCGACGGGAGCCGAGCTCGGGGAATTGCGCGAGCAATTCGGCGTCGGTCAGGCCCAAGGTTTGCTGGTAGGTCCGCAGTCGGCCGATCACGTTGCGGATTTCGGCCAGTTGCGTTTCTGTCAGTTTGGTGTTGGTTTCGGTGCGCATAAAGCCTGGTGACAACTAGTCGAGCGGCCCAAACAGTTCCTCGTATGCTTCCAAGGTGGCCGGGTTGGCCTGCAGGTACTGCCTCAACGGATCCTGGGCTTGGCGATGAATACGGCTTGTAGAGGCTGGCGCGCCCGGATCGCGCCCGGGATCGCGCGTGATGCGTGCGGCAGAACCGTCCGGCCGCCGTATGACCTCCTCGTCGAGCAGCACGCGGCCGCCGGCAGCGATGGCGATTGCCCTGCGGCGGAGTACGTGGCGGCAGCGGCTGACGACTGAGGCGCCGATGTCGGGCTCGTTGCCGAGCATGAGGGCGCGGCGGGTGTACCTTGCCCAGGCATCGATTTGTTCGGCGCGGCCAATGACCAGGCCGGCTTTGTGGCCGCGCCAGTCTTCGGCCAGCGTGATTGTGGCCGGCATGCCCTCTTCCCATGGGTCGGCCCAAAGGAGCACCCGGGCGCCGTGCCAGTCGACCAGTTCCGGGGCGGCGTAGGTGACGAGTGTGGAGTGGGTGTCCATGAGGCGAATGGTGCTCCGCGCCATCATGCCGTGGACCTTGACGGGGCCCATGCATACCGGCGCCATGGCCCAATGCAGCTGCGCCGGAAACGGCCGGAGCGCATGTGGCGACTCCTTTGCCCACCATTCAGCGGGGCACCACCGGCCGTAACGGCGACTCTCCACAATGCCCTCGTTGTGTTGCCGTATGGCCTGCTGGAGAGCTTGCAGCACATCCGCCAATGGGAGGAAATGCCCGCGCGGGTCGAGCTCGCCACGGCGGCAGCGCTGGTAGATGGATTGCATGCGGTCATCGTCGCCTGGCCCCCGCCCGAGCTGGCCCGGATGGTGGCTGAGCAGAGTCCATAATTTGTTGAAGACCCACTCGGCGACCTTGGTGTGTGGTGTCCTGGCGCGGCGTATGCGGATGTCGAGCGCGTCGAGGCTTTCAGTGATCCGGTTGGCGGCACTGATGCCGCGCTCGAGGATCACGGCCTGCGGCAGGCCATGGGCGCGGAATCCGGCTCCCAGGGCGGCCAATACGTCCTCTGCCCGGTATTGCTGGTGGGGCCTGGCTGTGTGGATGAAAGCCGGGATGAAGTAGCTGCGATGATCGACCAGCAGGATGATCTGGAATCGGCCCACCATGACGCCCCAGCGGTCCCAACAAGGGTCGCCCGGCCGTTCCATGTGGACGACGGCGGCGAAATTGATGGTGGCGTCGTCGCACGTCCATACCTGGCCGGGCCGGATTGGGGCGTCATCGTCCTCCAGCAATGGGAGAGCGCCATCGGCGCTGCAGTAGCTCCATGAGGCATCGCGGTGGGTGCGGAGAGAGCGGATGAGCGGCTCCGGGGCCGCCAGGGCGCGCATTTGGTCGCGGGGCAGCATGGGCAATCCCAGCGCGTCGCGCTTGCGCATCACGTCCGCGCGCGAGGGATCGATGAGGCCCCTGTCCAATGCCAGGCGGATCGCCACTCGGACGCTGCCGGAGACCCGGGAGCGGTTGGTGGCCAGTGCCAGGGCACGGACGGCATCCATTTCCGCTGCGGTGAGTCTGGGCAGGGATGGCCTGCGCCCATTCCAACGGCGGCCGTCCTCGTGGAAGGCGACAGGCTCGCGGGCGCGCCACCAGTGGATGGCGGTCGAGTGAGAAATCCCGATTGCCCTTGCGGCCTGACGGATACTGGCGCCCTCAGAGATCATCCGGATCAGCTCACGGCGTTTGCTTAGAGGGTGTTGCATTGGGGATGGTATTGTCGGCGGGGACGTTCGGCGATGGCCTGGTACCGGATGCCGAGCCGGCGCAGATGCTGTAAGGTGACAGTGGATCCGGTGGCCAGGCGCGGATCGTGGCTGCTGAGCACGTTCCACAGACCCACGGGACGGCCCCACGGGGTTTCCTGCCAGCCGAGCCAGCGGATTAGTGCATTATGGTGCCCTTCGGATTTCATCGGGACGATGGAGCGTGGCTGCGATTTTTTCGCGCAGGGCTGACCGCACGAACTTTGAGCGATCGGTGTCGAGGAGCCGCACGGCTGCATCCAGGAGCGGGAAGATCTCCTTGGGCACCCAGACATTGAGCAGTTTGGACTCGCTTTTGCGCAGTCGTCCTGTCGCTTTCACGCGGGTCACTTTGATCAGTTAAGACACCCTGTCAAGCGGAATGTTGCAAAAAAATTGCAGGGGTGTATATGGCGGGTATGCCGAATCAGAGGGCACCAGGCCAGCGATTGCTGAATTTTGCGGTGGATGAGGCCTTTCTGCGTGAATTGGACAAGGCGGCGCGGGCGGCAGGCTACGGTAATCGCAGTCAGTTCATCCGCGATGCAATCTTCGAGAAGCTGGAACGGATGGGCCTTCAGGTCCCCGCCGAGCTGAAGGCGGCCCCACCGAGGTCGCAATTCGCCGAGCCCATCGTGGATGAGGCGGCCCGTCAAGCGGCGCTGCGCGCGCGGCATCTGATCGGCGCCGAGCCTCCTCCACTGAAAGTATTGGAGGGCCAGGCCACCGATGCCGCGGCTGGAGAAGGCCAGGCGGCAGGCAACATCGCACCCGCTCATAAGGCGCGGCGGCGCCTGCGCGGGTAAAGCCGCGCCCTGCTTCTCATGACCGGCGCGCCACCCGACTCGATTGCTGCAGCCATCCAGAGCTGCTTGGCCCATCGATATAATCTGGCGGCCAGGGCAGCTTTTTGAGCCGGGGAAATCGCCGGCAATCCGCTCCAACTCGGGCTCCAAGATAACGATGGTCATGGGCGCATTGTCCCCAGACCCGTAGGACATCTATAGACCGACCCCATACCCGGCAAAAATTGCCTACCTGTGGGTATGTATGCACGGCTCGGCCGCGACGCGCATATTTGGCTTATAAGCGTTTTTGTTTAGGGGGGGGCTATCAGGTATCGCGTCGCCAAAGAAAATCGCTCCTGCGGAATCCGCACATCATCCGCCCGTTTTTTAAATAGGGGGTCTGACCGCGCCTGGCACCCCCGGCGGCCGGAATCGCACTCGCGAGGCTGCCACGGACGGGCCCAGGCTGCGCCGCGCACTGGTATGGGTGGCCATGGCGGTCCAAGGATGGAGTATGCCAATGCCGGAGCCTTTGCCCGGTGAGGATGAGGCCGCCTTCATTCAAAGGTGTATGGCGGATGAGCAGATGCTGCGCGATTTTCCTGCCCAGGAGCAACGTGCTGCCGTCTGTCATGCGCAATGGCGCAAGCCGCCGGCGCAGTTAAGCGCCCGGGCAAGCGCCATCGAATTGGCAGATGGGCAGGTGCCGGCGTGGATCATGTACATGCCGGCGGGGGTGCATACCATCCGGGCCAGTCAGGATGGCGAGCCTGTGGAAGCCACAGTGCTGGTTGACCGCGCAACTGCAGAGCGCCTGCAAGCCAGTCTGGAAGCCTGGCTGGCAGCCGGACGCAAGCCGTACCTGGATCTCGATCATGATCATGGGGGCGCGGCCGGTTGGGTAATGGCTTTTGCCTGGCGCGATGAGCCGCAGCCCGGAGTATACGTCCAAGTGGACTGGTCCAGCCGCGGGCTCGAGGCCATCCAGGGCCGCGTCTACCGGTACTTCAGCCCCTCATTTTACATCGAAGACGGAGTCGATGGCGCCCCCGCCCGCGTTATCGGCGCCCCCGTGAACATGGGCGGACTGGTGAACGAACCAGCGTTTGAACGTATAGCACCGATCTGGAGCAAGCGTATGCCGCACCCTGAAGACACACCCAAGGTCGAAGCCGCCAGGACCGAGCTGGCTGCATCTGAGGACAGGACTGACCGACAGGACCCGGCCGACCGGCAACAGGCCGGGCAGGCCACTACCGAGACCGCACGGGCCATCGAAGCGGCCCAACAGCGCATCGGCGAACTTGAATCTGCACTGCAGGCAATGCGCCGCGAGCGCGCGGAGGCCGCGGTATTGGCCGCGGTACAGCGCGGGGCCATCCCTGCGGCGGATGAAGAGCTGCAGGACCGATGGCGCAAATTGCTCGTGATGGATCCATCCGCGGCCGAGCTCCTGGCGCGATTGCCCGGCCATCCGGCGCTGGAAGGCGCCCGCGCGGGACAGGTGCAGATCATGGGCGAAGATCCGCGCACGGTGCTGCGGGCCTACGAGGCGGCGCGCACGCCGCTGGAGCGTGGTCGCATCTACGCGCGGGAGCTGCGCCCGCGGATTGAGCGCGGCGAACCGTTACCGATCGAGGCGGCCAATAATCTTGGTACACTGGCCGGCACCCTGGTGGTGCAGAGGTCCCTGGATCTGCTGCGGACCGAATATCCCATCCTCCAGCGGATATCGACGGATTTCAGTGACCAGTCCGTCAATTACGGGCAGACAGTGGTGAGCCGCATTCGCGCCATCCCTGCCGCCGCCGATTACAATCCAGCGACCGGGTATGCGACCCAGGACGCCGTAGCCACCGACGTGCCCGTGACCATTGATCGGCACAAGGCGGTGCAGATCAAATTCACGGCCAATGAATTGGCGGGTACAAACCGGCGCCTGTTCGACGAATGGACCGAGCCGATCCACGCCGGCCTGGCCGAGGCCATCATGGGCGCCGTCTATGGCCTGATCACTGCCGCCAACTACCCCCATGCCACACCGAAGGCTCTGGCCGACTTCGGGCGGGACACGGTGATTGACATGGCACTGGCACTGAATACGCGGAGGGTCAGCAAACTCAATCGCACACTCCTGCTGAACCCGCAGTACTACGCCAAGCTCGCTGCCGACCAGACGATCGTCCAGCTGGCGGCGTATCAGCAGCCGGATGTGATCACCGAATATCGGCTGCCGCGGGTATCCGGCTTTGAGCCGTTTGAGGCCGTGGATCTGCCCGGTGCCGGTAATCTGGTCGGCGCCGGTTTTGCGCCGGATGCGATCG